CCCTCGAGCAGTGCGAACTTCCCGCGACGCCGCTCGGACTTCGCCTCCGCCTCATATGCCTGTGCGTCGAACTCGCCCTGGCGCCGCAGCTCCATCACGTCGAGCGCTTCCTCGATCTGGCTTTCGCGCAAGAGATCCAGCGCCGTGCCGCCGGCGCTCGCGCCCATCAGGCCGCCACCGGCAAGACTAGCGAGCAATTCGCCATGCTTGCGGCGCGCCTCGTCGCTCACACGGCTGCCTCGCGCCGCCGCCGCCCGGCGCTTCTCGCGCGCCGCCGCATCGAGCCGTTTGCCGTTGGCATTGCCGGCCGCCAGCCCGCCGACCCCCTTGAGCAGGCTCGCCCCGGCCGCGATGAACGGGAGAGCCTGCATCAGCTATCCTCCTCGCCGAGCGGGCCGAACCACTCGAACAGCATATAGGTTTCGCTTGCCGCGCCGAACCGCCGCAGCACATGCGCCGGGGTGAAGCCGAGCAGCTTGGCCCAGCGGCATTCGGGCGTTGCGAATTTCATTGCATGCGCCAGCAGGACCACCCCCGAAGGCGGCGCGCGCAGTTCCTCGCCCAGCACGGCAAACGCCTCCGCCTTCTCGCTTGCCTTCGCCAACAGCTCGAGGCGAACCAGGCCGCACTCGCGGATTTCATTCTGCATGAAGCGCGTCAGCTCGAGATGATGCGCCCCTACCTCGGCAGAGAGCAGCGCCCAGGCCACACCCTGGACATCGGGAAAGATCTCGCTGATACCGAAACAGGCGACGATCCTGCCCGCGTGCCACGCCGTCCACGCGCATTTCTGCGAGGCGAGGATTTCGGCCGCCTCCTCGCCGATGTCGCCCTTCTGCCCCAGCCACAGCAGTTGGCTTTCCTGCCGCTCGATTTCGAACAGGTCGCCCGCCTCGAGGCGCTGGAAGGCCAGCGCGCTACTCATCGTCCCAGCTCACTTCCAGATTGATGATCGCGCCGGTGACTATTCCGGGCAAAGGGTCCTCGTGGATCCAGCTCGCGCGTCCGTCGCGGTCGAAATCGGCCTCTACCAGGCCCTCGGTGAAATCGCTTGAGAACGGGATCTGTTGGTCCATCGCCATGCCCCCTGCACGCAGGACAGTGTCCTCGGGGATATCCTGGCCCGACGCCGCGACCTTGAGACCCAGGCTGCCGAGCAACTTGGCGACCACCTTGACCGCGCGCTGGCGCAGGCCGACCGAGCTTGCGCCGTCGCGCGTGACATGCGGGCGCAGGCTTGTGGCCGTGGCAGTATAGGGCAATCCGATTGCGCAGATGTAATCGGTGGCCGGAACCACGTCGTCGGGAAGCTCGAGCGCGCCCGTCGCATCGAATGCCAGGTTCTTGACGACCACGCCGTTGACCAGCGCAACCACTTCCTGCCCCGCCAGGTGCGCGAAGCCGCTAACCGAACCGTCGCCGCCGTTCATCGCGAAACGTGCGCCGCCATCGACGAAGTAGCTTTGTTCCGGGGCGTCGCTCAATTCGCGCCACTCGGCCTGCTGCCAGATCTCGCGCACGGTTTGCCCGGCGCCGTTTTCCCGCTCCACCAGCGCCCAGACGTCGTCACGCCGGCTGTCCTCGCCCATGATACAAACGCTCGAAAGGATCCGCGCCCCGCCGCCCAGGACGAAACGGCAATGCCCCTTGATCTTGTCGCGGCTCTTGGGATGGCATACCAGCTGGCCGTCGGCGCGCACCGCGAACTGCATCGGGAACGGGCTGCGCTGGTATGCCAGCTGAATGATCCCGCCATCGGTGATATGGCGCGAGGTCGCGGTCTGGTCGGGTGCATCGTAGCGATCGCGGCCGAATTCGTAATCGGCGCTGCGCAGCCTGCGGCCACCCCGTTCGACAAAGATCGTCTCGGTCGCGATCTTGACCGGAAACACCTTCTCGCAGCCGTAGAAACTCTGCGGTACAGCGTCGATATTCTCTCCCGAAAAGGCCGAGCTGGCATTGGCCGGGCCGATCGCCAGCTCCTGCGATGCCGTGCCCGCCAGCAACTGCCTGTCGGGGCTAAGCCACAGGGGCGGATCGGGGAAGGACAGCGTACGACGAAACCCGAGATCCGCGGCCAGGATCCCGCTGCTCGAATGGGTCGCATAATTGACCCGGCCGCCGCCGTAATCGTCGACCACGCTGCCGATGATGTCGAGGCCCTTGGTCTCGATCTTGCGACCCTTGAACAGGCTGACCAGTTCGGGCCATCCCTCGGCATCGCTATAGGCGCCGAAAGCCCACTTATATGTGCCGCCGGTGACCGCATCGGGTAGCCGGCGCTTGACGCTTGCGGTCGCGCTGGTCGCGCTGCTCACGGCCGTGATCTCGGCCACGCCGAACCGATCGTGCAGATAGGTCCACTGGACACCGTAGGGCCCCTTGTCGTTGAGCTCGTCGCGGCGGTTGGCCCCGTCGTAATAGGTGCCCTCGCTATGCGTCGGCTGCACCGATCCGGTGATGCCCGCGCTCGCGGCCTGGTAAACCTTGCCGTCGCTGCGCACCTTGTCACCGATCGCCACCGCCTTCATCTGCGGCTCCCACACCGGGATCGCGGCGAAATCCTTGGCTTCGAGACGGATCAGCGATCCCACATGGCCGGCGACGAAAGGCGCGTGTCCGGTCGCAGTCAGCGTCACATTTCCGCTGGTTCCATTCGCGCTGATGAGGCTGCCCTCGGCGGTATTCGTATCGAGGAATGGGCCGTTCTCGAGCGTCAGCTCGGAATAGGAAAAGACGGTAGCGTTCTCGCGCAGCAGCGCCGCGGGCGGATAGCTTCCGTGATTGAGGTACAGGCGGTTGTAGCTTTGCTGGTGACAGACATAGCGCGCCTCGGCCGCCGTATAGGGCACCGTTACCTCGAATGCCGTATCGGGCGCGGTCTCGATGCGCCCCTGCCAGGAGTGGAACCGCAGCGTGTTTTCGCTCCATTCGAGAACATATTCGTCCTCGATCGAGCGGCGAAAGGCCGTCAGCCAGCCAGCTGTGGGCGCGGCGGCGCAGACATAAAAGAACCCCTGCCGTTTCACCAGCGGCCCCTCGGTCAGCGGGATCCAGTTCTCGCAGGTGGTCAGCGAATAGCCGTAATGCTCCGCATCGACCCGCCCCTCGAGCAACGGGTCGGTTTCTCCGCCGAAGAAGGCGGGCAGGAAATGGCGGACGAAGCTAGGTCCCGCCATCGACCCACTCGCCCATGCCCACACCGCCCTGCCCGGCGAAGCGCGCCAGTACCCAGTCGCTTTCTTCCTGTTCGATCGGGGGGTTTTCCAGCGCATCGGCGCTCTGCGCGTCGGCGAGCGCCTGGTTGTAATCGCGTGTCACGCGATCCTTGTCGAAAGCGCTCCCGGCAATCTTGCGCCCGATCGCCAGGGCGATCCGCAGCGCAAATGCCAGCGCGAAACCGGGATCGAATTCGGCCGGTTCGGTAACGTCGCGCAGATAGAGGATATCGAGTGGCCCGCTCGCATCGGCGAGGATCTTGCGCCCCTCGAGCCGATAGCGCAGACGCTGGGTTCCACATACTTCCAGCAGTTTCAGGCAGTCGGTCGGAAGCTCGAATTGCCCGTCATAGCCATGCACCGGCGCGGCCGCGAGTTTCGGCAGGCTCGCACGCTTGGTCGCACAATTCCAGCTTGCCGCGCGCAGCGCTGCCTTGCGCTCGAGATCCCACACCGCGGCGACTGCGCGACCCAGAACGGTGTTTTCACCCGGCGCGGTCAGCCGGGCCGAAGTACCGACCGCGATCGCTGCCCGATTGGCAACCGAAGCATAGCTGCTCACCGGCCTCTCTCCGCCCTATCAGGCGACCGGGGGCCAGGGCTCTGAAAGGACCTTGGCGAGGATCTTTTCGATCGCGTGGACGGCCTCGGCCTTGCCCATGCTGGCCTGGTCGATGTTGATGCTGATGGTGTCGCCCTGCGCCTCGGCATCGCCGGCCGCGACCGTGACCTCGCCGCGATCGAGTGCGCCGTAGCTGGCGGTGAATTTTGCCCGGAATGCCATTTTTAGCTCCTGCTACCATCGAGAGGTTGGAGGGGAGGCTGCGGAGCTCGACGCAGCGCCGCCTCCCCTTCCGCGACCCGCCGGGCTGCCGGCGTTGCCGCTTTTCGGCCGACCTGCGCGGGTCAGCTGATGCCGGTGAATTCCAGCTCGAACGTCATGGCCACGGCCGCGCCGATCGTCGCCACGCCCACGGTCGCCCAGATCTCTTCCGTGGCATCGTCGCTCGGCTCGTCGTCGAGCGTCGAAGCCTTCGGGCCGAGACAGGTCGGCGTATCCACCACGGTCAGCGTCTTGCCGGCCGCGTATTTGTTCGGCGTGGCATCGTCTCCCACGTCGATAGTCGACGTGCCCAGGCTCGTGCCGGTGGCCAGCATAATGCGGGTCAGCTTCGTGCCTGCCGGACGTTTGCCGAGATAGATGCGGTCGCCCGCGGCCAGCGCCTGGTCGGTCGGCTTGCTGGCGAGCGTGACGGTTTTCGCAGCGCCGACCTCGCGGCCGTCGGCCTTCTCGGCCGGGGTAACGGTGCCGTCGGCAACGCCCTGCTGCTGTAGTGCATAGAAATCTGCCATTTGCTTCGTTCCTCTGTCTGGCTCCCCGACGCGGGCTGCGGCGGATCAAGGCCGGTGTCGTCCTCAAGCAGCGAGGCGGTAGGACGAAAAATGTGGGACGGCGGGGCGCCTGGCCCCGCCGCCGCTATCAGTTCTTCTTGTTCAGGATGATGCCGCAGGTGCCATCCTGGCCACGGGTCGCCCCGCGGGTGGTGCCGGCAAGATAGCCCAGGCTGAACATGCGCTCGGGGATCTCGCCGACCTTCGTGCGCAGGTTCTGCCAGTCGTTGGCAATCAGCCCGCCCATCACCCAGAACGGCGTCTTGCGATAGCTGCTGCCATCGGTAGCCAGGTCGGGGATGGTATTGAGAAACGGATTATCCAGCTCGAGGTGGATGAAGTTCCAGCCCAGCATGCGGATCAGCTTGCCGTTGTCGTTCACTGCGGCCCCGAATGCGCGCTGGAAATCCGAGCTGGTCGCAGGGACCTCGTCAAGCAGCGCGTCGTTATCCTCGGCGGTCAGCACCATGAACTTCTTGAGATCGTCATCGACGTAGCTTTCGGCCGCGTAGATGTTCGCCTCGCGCAGTTTCTTGGTGTTGAGCGGCTGCGCGCCGCTGGCGCCGCCGGTCGTGACCGGGATGATCCCCGATCCGGGGAAGGCACTGGTGCCGGTACCGGTCTTGCCGGTAATCTGCACCCCGTAAAACCCCTCGAGCGTGCGCTGGCAGCGCGCTCGCTTGATGGTCGCGGCGGCTGACATGGTGGCCGTGCCCGAAAGCGAGATCGCAGTCGCCAGCTGGTCGGCGGTGTCGACCAGGTCGGCGTCGTAGAGTTCGTTGGGCTTGGCGATCCAGATCCCTTCGTAGGTGCGATTGCCCCACTGGGTCTGGCCGTGGCGCTCTGTCGCTTCCTTCGCCTTGGTGTTGCCGACGACGTCCTTGACCTTGACCTTTTCGGCTCCGGTCTCGGATCCGACGATAACCGCGCCGGCGGCTTCGATCGGGCAAGCCTTCTGCTGCAACGCCATTTCGACGTTGTTCTGGAACTTCACCTGGAATGATGCGGGGACGTTCTGGCTCATCTGGCCCTCCGTCAATTTGGTTGATGCCAAGTTGCGAAGGGCTTGGGGGCGAAATCGCCCGGCCTCTCTATCGTTTCACGCCCGCGATCGGCGGCTGCTCCGCAGCTGGACCCGCGGCCGGAACCGGCTTGGGCGGGATTGCCGGAACGAAAAAGGGCCCGCGCTTGTAAGCCAAACGCGGACCCTACCTCGCGCCTGGAACCTCGAAAATCTCGCAGCTCCGGCAATCTGTCAAGCGATTTTGTAAGTTATCCCCTTACTGTTGTGCTGCCTTCTTGTCGGCCGCCGCGGCCAGCGCCTCGAGCGCGCGGCTGTAACGCTGGTTCTCGGCCGAACCCGGCACCATCGCTTTCGCATTCAAGTCCTTGTCGGCCTTGATCGCGTCGAGCTCGGCCTGCGCCTGCTCGGCGCTCATACCGAAGGTTCGCGCATCGCCGGTGACGATCCGGTCCTCGCCGAAATTGCTGCCATATTTGGCCAGCATGTCGAGCATTTTGCCAGGCCCGCCGGGCATGCCGCGCAAATACTGCATGTCCTTGCTGCCGAGGCCCAGCGATTTCGCCGCGGCATTGACCGCCGCCAGCTTGTCGTCCTTCTCGGCGCCCCACGATTTGACGTGTTCGCCGGCCGCCTTCTGCTGGTCCCTGACCATCTGGTCGAAGTCGGCGACCTGCCCCTCGATGATATCCTTGAGCATCCCGTCGAGCGCGGCCTTCGGCACTCCGTATTTATGGCCGAGCGTCGTCACCTGTTCGGTCAACGCGCCATTGAGCTCGATCGGCTTGCCGTCGGCATCCTTCGGCTCCGGGATTGCATAGCCGCTGGGATCCTCGGGCACGCCGATCGCCTTGTGGTAGGCCGCGATATCTTCTGCGCTGGCATCTTCGCCGGGCACCACCAGCTTGTCGCCGTTGCGGATCGTGTGCTCCGCGGTGCGATACCCCTTGACCAGATCGTCGAGCGACTTGAAGCCCTTCGCCTTCACCCAGTCGAGCGCACTGGCGCTGTCGCCTTCCCCGGTTTCGGTCGAAAGGTTCGCGTACCAGGCGGGATCCTGCCCCTGTTGCTGGCCGCCATCGCCGCCGGTGCCACCATCGCCACCGGAACCACCGCCTTCGCCGCCGGAACCGCCAGCGCCGCCGTCACCAGCACCGCCAGCACCACCAGCGCCGCCGTCACCAGCTCCGCCAGCGCCACCGCCACCATCGCTGCCCAGGAAATCGGTCGCGCCGCCGACATCGTCGCCACCGCTTCCGCCATCGCCACCGGCGCCACCGGCGCCACCATCATTCAAGTCCATCGTCGAGCTCCATCAATTGTTGCACGCTGCTTTCGTCCAGGTAGAGATAATCGAGGAGCGCGCGCAGCACGTCGCGCATGCCCAGGCGATAGGCCATCACCTGCGGATCCTCGTGGAATTGCGTCGGTCGGTGATAGCCCGCGATCCGCGCCAGCTCTGCCAGCACGATCTCGCCGCCGCGGTGGATCTCGCCATCGGGGGCCATGAACATCCAGCGCACGATCGGGCCGAACAGGAAGCGCCCGAGCACCCGCTTGGCGAACCGTTCGGGCATTCCCCCGAACAATCCCTTGACCTCGCGCGAAATCATGATCGAGCGATAGCGGATCCGGTTTCGTTCGCTGACCGCCATTTACGCCGCGTCCCCATAGGTGCCGGCCTTGGCCAGCTTTTCGGTCGCGCCGGCCAGCTGCTCGAGCTGCTCGGCATTCGCCGCGGCCGCGGCCGCCTCGGCCTCGGCCTGCTCGGCTTGCTCGACCTGCTCGCGGCTGCGCATGTAGCTTGGCTTGACCCCGATTTCCTCGGCACCGCCGCGCAGCATTTCGCCGACGTCGACGAACTTGCCCGCCGTCGTCGTCTCGAGCGCGGTTACGCTGGTCGCATATTCGACGAAGCGCATCGACTTGGCAGTGCTCTCCGCGCGCGCCATTGCCGCCAGCGGGTTCTCGTAGGCGATCATCGGCCAGGCCCCGGCCTCGCGCACCACTTCGGGGAAGTCCTCGAGCTGGTCGGCGTCGAGCATCAGCTCGAGATCGCGCTGGCTCATCGGATCCTGCTTCTCCGTTTCGTAACGCGAGGCGAAGGGGCGCACCAGGATCCCCTGCTTGCTCATCACCTCGAGCACTTCGGTCGTGGTCATGCGCGAATTCGGATCGGTCAGGATCTTGTAGAATTCCTCGAGGAAACTGACCCTGATCGGCTCTTTTTCCTGCTCCATCAGCTCCATCGCATAGGGAATGCCGTTTTCGCCCCCCGGCATGCGATGGACCAGCAGGCGTCCGCTTTCGTCGACGAAGCCCGGCGACAGGCCACCGGGCTTGCTCGCCAGGCGCACCGCGCCGCCCTCGTGGTGGAACGCCAGCGCCGGGTCGACCGACTTGTGCCCGGCGCGCAAGGTGGTGTGCTTCATCGCGTTGAGCGTCGAGATATTCGGCATCACGTCGAAGGCGGGCGACCGGCCGTAGATCTCGCCGGGGCTGGTCGAATGGCGGCTGACCGAAACCGGCATTGTCCGATAGCCCTTGCGCCGCAGGTAGATCTTCTCGTCTGTCGCCAGGTAACGGCTTGCAACCGGGAACCGCAAATGGTCGAGTCGGTCGCGGTCCCACGACGTATTCGGGCACACGACGTGCAGGATCTCGAACTTTTCGTGTTCCTTCTTCTTCGCCGGATCGAGCGCATCGCGCATCTTCGGCGTTAGCGCCTCCATGCCGAATTCCTGCTCGCACTGGCGCGCGGTCAGCTCGAACTTGCGGTGAACCCGGTCGACCAGACCCGCCGCGTCGACGTCGATGTAGCATTCGCGCAGCGGCAGGCAGCGATAGCGCATGCCGCGCGGGCCCGCTTCTTGCCACACCCCGCTCGTGCCATAGCGGCCGAGCTGGTCCCAATCCTCATAGCTGGCGATGTTGAAGCCGGTATGCGCCGCATGTCGGATCGCCTTCATCCGGCGCCCGGAGCGGTCGCGCCACAGCTGCACGCTGCGCTCCTTGTTCAGCTCCTCGTCGAGGAACCAGGGCTTGATATATTCCTCGCGCTCGGGCGTGGTAATCGCCACCCCGGCGGCGCGGAACTTGTGCAACGAAAGCACGTGCTGGCTATCGAAATTGCGCGCACCGCGAAGCTGTCCCGGCGAATTGCGCGTAAAGCCTGCGGTGGCGGGAAACCGCTCGTCGATTTCCTGCCAGCTCGGCTCCCAGGCCGCGCGCATCTGCGCCAGCCTCTCCTGGTCGCGCAGGTCCTGCTTGGCGAGATCTTCGTCCTGGATATTCTCGATCATGCTGCGCGCCCTTTCATCGCAAAGTCAGGGTATCCCGGCGGACGGTTGGAGGGAGGG